ATTGATTTTTCGCTTCAAAGTAGAAGTCTGAAGTCTACCAATACCCAAGTTGTAAACGAAATCAACGATGGCATTGCACTTACGCTCATCTGTCATAAGTATTGGGCAGTTTCTCAGAACACCTGGTAGGTAGGTATGTTCCAATTCGTGCATTAAAAGAACATGAGCCTCCTCTTGTGTCGTTGGAGGGTCATTTAAAGTAACCTTCACTCCATTGGCATAGTAGGTAGAGCCATAACCAATCGTGGCCACACCCGCAGGGCAGAGATAGGGTTTACTTCTAAACCCCTCAAACTGTTTACATAGTGAAGCGGCTATCTCTAAGTTCATAGACCACGCTTAGATAATGTGCGGTCGATCATCCAATAATTAATGACCCCTGTCAAGAGAGCCATGTCATCTACATTCCAAGACTTAGCCAATACTTCAGTTAGTGCTTGTCCGTGGTAATAAGCTAATGCCATTGCCGCAGTCTTTGCGGCTCCGTACATTGCCAACAAATAATAGGTCATTACAGGACGTACAGAAGCAGAAAGTGAGGCTACCCATCCACCAGCGGCTTTAACCATCTCTGCTTGCTGATTTATAGCGTTGTTGAAGGCATCCATGACCCCTACATCGACTGCCGCTTCTCTTTGTGCGCCAATCTCAGCCAACTTCTGTTGACCACGTTGAGCCTCTAAGTCGCATTGGAACTTGAACATATTAAGTTCATGCTCACGCTCATTCTTTTTATCCATCCATTTAAGGACTTCTGGGGCTAGTCGAAATACGCCACCAAAGATTGAACCAAGTATTCCACCAGAAAGAATATCAAGCATTAGTCGCCCCTTTTACAATGTTTTTCTTCATCATGTGAGAGTTTTACTCCCGCCAATAGACCAATAAAACCGCCAATAATGGTCTGAAATGCTGGTGAAAGGAGGGCGAAAATCTCGGAGTTGTCTACTTCTTTTGCCCATAATCCAAGAATGAAAGCACCAACCATTCCTAGAATACAAATACAGAGTGTTGCGCTAACCATGAAGGTAACGTAGAAAGTTAGTCTGCCTCTCAAATCTTCCATTTCAGCTCCTAAATCAATAAATCTACTTTTCGATTAGTGAATATCTCTAAACTCAATTGATTGCGTTCTGCCTTCTTAACGTACAACTCAAACTCAAGTTCATCAATTTTGATTTCCATCTTCTCCATCTTTAGAGCTTGCTTGTAGTCCTCAGCAAGACGTTCATTCCTTCTCTCAAGTGCATCTGTCCTAGTTGGATACTCTGGTGCTTCCACCATTGGATACCATTTGTATAAAGGCGGTATCACTTCTTTTCCCTCTCAAGTGCTTCTTTATATCCATGAATAACCAATGCTCTTAAATGATGTGAATCAGAGTTTCCAGCCCACTCACTTAAGTTATTCCAAATTACTCTAAAGTCGGAACTTTTACACAAATACTGATGTTTTGTAAGCCACTCAGCCATCTGTTTGTACCTCTCAGTAGGATCGTGAACACCCCAAGCAATTGAGTAAAACTCACGCACACTACATAGGTCTTTCCCCGTAGATTGAAGCGATAGAGTTAAAACAAGTGCTACTAGCCATCTCACGGAAATGCCCAAACAATAATATAACTACAAAAGATTACAAAACAGAGAATCAGGACTGCTACTAAGATAGCAAACAGTCCGTCTTTCATTGCTGTGGAGGATTCATCATGGTACTGAGCAATCCTCTCGTGTAATAAGAAGGTTGCGGCCCTGGAGTTGTTTCTGTTAACAATCCACTCATTGCTTTTTCAGCAGACTGTTTACGCATCAATGCTTGTAACTTATCTGCCCCATAACCTGCGGCAGCAATTGGTATCGAATACTTCAAAGTTTCTGGGCTTCCCATGCCAAAACCTACTGCTCCACCCGTAATCAATTGACTACGTTGGGGGTTAAACTTAGCCATCAATGTCAATAATGGGTCTAAAGAACTGCCTTTAGCAACTGCTTTAATGGCATTTTGCTCATCTTTGCTAAACAAATTCATCTTGTTTTTGTTGGCGGCAAGACCAATAAACCCTTGGCGAATCAACTCACTCTCAGATGCGCTTGGATTTAAGGCTTTTGTTTCAGCAACATTTAAGATGTTATCAAGAGTAGAGGCACGACTTAGGTTTCTAAAATCTTTACGGGCTTCCATGATTGTCTTAACAGCTACATCAATACCACCCGCACCAGAAACTACATCTTTTGGCAACAAGGTTGCAACGTGGTCATCAATGGTATCAACCATTTCACTAGCAAGTCTGCGAATGTTCTTATCTGGATTGCTTTTTAAGTTATTTGCTAACCTACGCATCTTCTCAACATTATCAAAAGTAACATTTCCTCGCTCTAAGATGCTTTCATAGTTTTTCAAAATGTTCGCAACAGGTGCGGCATTTTCTGGAATGTAATCAGCCGTATCTAAACGAGTTTTTACTTTGTCAACAAGGCTTGTTGCATTCTGACCTGATAATTCAATACCTTGGTCTTTGACCTTTGTGTAAGCACGAGTTGCTTTTTGCTGAACATCAGCCATCGTAGTAGTTGGCTGTTTACCTGCGGCAATTCGACCAGCAACATCACCTGTAAATTTTCCAACAGCACCAGAAACACCTAAAGCGGCAATTGTTGCGGCTAAGTCACTACCAGTTACTTCTTTAGTTATTTCTGCTACAGGTTGTGCAACCATAGGAGCAACAGTAGCGGCAGGGAGTTGACGAACTAAATCAGCACCAAAGATAGATTTAGGAGCAGTTGCCGCCATTCCACCTGCAGAGGTCAATGCTTGCATACCAACTTGAGCCGCCCGTTCAGCACCAGTTTCAGGTTCAGGAACACCAAGTTGCGTCAAACCTTTACTTTGCTCTTTAGACAAATAAGGCGCACGTTTTTCTGATCCAATAATGTTCGCACCAACATTGACTGCACCGCTTAGAAAGTCAGTAACAATATTTGCAGGGGCAGAAACACCAGTAACAACAGCACGAGTAGCCAAACCAAGCTGTCGTCTAAGAAGATCACCCAACCCTTGCTCTTTTGGAGCTTCAGCACTAGGTTGTGCAGAAGGCTGAGGAGTAGGTTGGGCAGAAAGTTGTGCCTCACCCAAACTAGCCTTAATTTTGGCTAAAGCGGCTTCATTTGATAAGCCATCAGGCAATTCATAGGATGCGCCTTTGTATTCATAAACAGTCGCCATGATGCTTACCTTTAGTCTAGTTTAATAGGGTTTTGTGCAGTGCCAGCCTTGATGCCGTAATAAGGCTCTACACCCTGTGATACACGACGACTATCAATGCGTTTTTGAGCGTTTTCTTTAGCTTTTGCAGTAGATTTTGAGAAGTTACTAAGAGCTTCAAGTGTTGTTTTAGTGTCATTTCCACCAAAAGCCGCAATAAGTTCGTTGGCAAAACGCAACACATCCTTGTCGGTTTGAACACCTTTAGCGGCATCTGTCTTCAAGTTAGTAGCTTCTTGGACAGAGCGTTGTAAAGCAGCATAGTTTCTACTCTCAACAGTAGAGTTACCTGCCGCATTCTGTGCTTGATAACGCAGATTGTTGACAGGGCCAAGTTCTAATGGTGGTTTTCCAGTTTTTGGATCAGGAGTTAAAGACGCAATTGCGGGAGCTAATGAACTCTCACGAGCAGTTAATGAATCAACCAACTCAAGCTCTTTGTCTTCTTCTTTTTGTAAACCAGGAGCAAGAACTTTAGGGCCTTTAAGTGATGCCGTTAACATTCTTAACTCTCTAGCAGAATCAGCCCTCATTTGAGCAATTTGCAAGGCAGTAGCACCAGCCATACGAGCCGCTTCAATTTTTGCATCAGCCGCAACTTTAGCCGCATCAATCCTTGCTTGATTAGCCAATTGTGCCGTCTCAGTTCTTGCTACATTAGCAGCGGCTTTGTCTGCAGAAGCCTGTAGAGCCGCCAAAACCTTGTCTGGTGAACCATACTTAGTGACAATAGAAAGAACATGATCTTGTGAAGCATTTTGAGGAAGTTTAGATAACTCATCACGCAATTGTTCTTCTTGCCTGATAGATAATTGTGTCTTAGCAGTTGTCGCCAAAGATGCTTGTTCTGCTGCTTTTCTCTGCTGTACAAGAGCCATCTCACCTTGTGCTTGACGAGCATATTGAGCCAAAGCCATAGCACCTTGTTGGTCTCCTGCTTGAGCAAGCATCTGAGCACCTTTTAGGATCGACTCAGGATTGGTTTGGTCAATCTGTTGGGCAATAGCATTCCTAGCACTGATTAGCTTCAACTGAGGGTCTTCTATGCCCATAGCACCTGCAAATCCACGACCTAGTTGACCAACACTAGCCTGTAGACCCGCTTGAGCCGCAGCACCAGGGGAGAGTTGTGCCAACTCATAGCCCCTTTTAAGGTCTTGGTTGTACTGTTGGTTTTGATACATTTGTGGAGTCAAACCAAACAGACCCGCTACGATATTTTCTGCCATGATGATTCCTTATAAGAACAAGCCGAGGTCTTGATTGCCATAAGCCAATCCAGTGCCAAAACCTGATGCACCTAAACCAGTTCCACTAAACGCAGATTGAAGACCACCTCCAAACAAACCGCCCAATGCTTGACCAAACATCGCATTAGGATTACCTGCGGCAGTTAAACCTTGAGCCAAGAGATTGCGTGTTGCATCAGCACTTGTAGCTAAACCTGCGCTAATCTGTGCACCTTTTAAGCCTAGTTGACCAACATTAAATCCTGCTTGTGCGCCAAGTTGACCCAAGTTAACACCCATGTTATAAGGTTGTTGACCTAATGTCTCCAAGGTCTGAGCCTGACCCAAAGCAGCGGTATAAGGCGCATAAGCGGCTTGTTGACCAGAATAATACTGCCCCATAGCACCCGCACCTTGACCTAGCAATCCCGCACCAAACATGACATCTCTTTGACCCGCTTGTTGTGCATTAGCAGCTAATTGAGCTTCTTGTTGGGCACGAGCGTTGTACAGAGCCTGTAGTTCAGGAGTAGTAGCACCCATAGTTCCACCTTGAGCCACAGATAGACCGCCACGACCTTGTTGTTGGAGTTTATTTTGCAGATTAGCAAGTTCTAACTCACGACCTGGTTGTAGCAAAGCCATCTGTTGGTTCAGATAGTTCTGGGCAACTGCTTCTGGAGATTGAGCCAAGTATTGATTACCCAAACCAAATAGACGTTGTGCGCCCGTCTGGAGAGGAGCAAATTGTCCTTGTGCTTGTTCTGCTTGTGTCAGACCTTGATTGGACAAAGCCATAAAACGATCTTGTTGGGCTTTAACATCAGGTGTTAAGGCATAACCAGCACTTGTTAATCTACCAGTGGCAGGATCAAAACCAAACTGAGAAGTACCAAACCTTGTGGTCATGCCAATAGGTCTGAACTGAGCCGCATCTTTTGCCGCTTTTGTCTCAGCATCAATCATGGCTTGCGCCCGTTGAGCCGCTTCCCTTGATGTTTGCATCTGCAATAGATTACCAGCAGTACCAAGACCGCCAGAAATTAAATTAGCAGTAGAAGAACCCAACAAACTTGAAAGTCCTGCTGCCCCGGCTGCATTGAGCAAAGGATTAGATGTGGATGTAGGAGTAGTTGGTGTTGTACCAGTTACAGTGGGAGACAACAATGTAGATGGTAAGGCTGCTAAAGATTCGCCAGGGTTGTATGGTCTTGGTGCAGTAATAGTCTGAGTTGGAATAGCAGGAGTAACTAATCCCGCAGCAACGGCAACAGCTTCTTGTGCAGTTACAGGTCTACCGCTTGTGATAACTTGTTCGGCAATGGTATTAGCCTGAACTGGAGAAATCTGCGGTAGAGAAGATGTTATTGCGTTCACAAGTTCTTGCTTAGATACTGGTTGTTGACCAGTGATAGTCTGAGTTGCAATTGAACCAGCAGGAGTTGTGGGTGTAACTGTCGATACCAAAGCACTGACTACTGGTTGGATGGCATTTGAGTTTGAACTTGTAATGATCTGTTCAGCAACGCTATTTGTGATATTGGGAGAAACAGAAGCTACGGCACTCACCAAATCATTGGTAGTTAGGTTCTGATCACTTGTAATTAAGACTTGAGCTTGCGCTTGTGCTTGTGGAACAGTCACATTAGGTACTGTCGCAAGAATGGCATTTGTAATCTCTTGCACAGAAGCTGGCCTATCGCCTGTAATTTGAACATTTGCTAAGTTGTTTGTTGCCCCTAAGTTGGCTGGTGTTCCTACATTAGCAGTAAGCTGACTTTGAACTAAATTTAGAACACCTTGATCCACCATTTGAGGTTGTGCAGTACCAGTAACATTTACAGTGCCACCTTGCGTTACTGGAGCAGTGGTTGCAGTGGATATTGGTGCAGTTGTTTGAGTAGTTGGAGCAACTAAACCGCCCAATAGACCACCCGTACTAATCGCAGGAGTAGCCGCACCAGTAACATTTACAGCATTAGGTACTGGTAATGATGCGATAGGAGTACCTGTTAAAGAAGATATTGCTCTTTCAACAGTTATATCGTTATAGCCACCAGCCGACAAAGTATCAGCAATTTGAGTTGTTGATAAACCTTGACTTGCTAAGTTCTTAGCATCTTGAATGGCAAATTGACGCTCTGTGATAGCAGGTTCAGCAATAGAACCTGTAGCAAGATAGTTATCCAATGCGGATGCACCATAAGAAGCAGCACCACCAAGCAAAGCACCTTTAAGTATATCTTTACCTGTACCACCTGCTATTGCAGTTGTACCGCCTCCAATAGTCGCTCCAGTTAGTCCTGCTAACGTAGAGCCAGTAGCACCTGTTAAGCCACCTAGAAGACCTGTAAGACCAGGCAATCCAACAGTAGATGCAGCCAATCCAATGACAGGAGCAGCAGCGGCTAATAAACCACGATCACCACCACCAGCAAAAGTGCCTGAGTTGATTACTTCACCCGTTTTAGGATTAACAGTTTGCCAGTTGGCAGGATTGTTGGGGTCTACTTTAGTCTCATAAACAACTTGAGGAACACCAGCCATTTGCGCTTCAATGTTGTCTCCTTCAATCACCCGACCACGAGGAGTAGGAATTGCTCTAACTAATGATTGAGCAACATCAGGATTTTCAGCAGCCTGAGTAATAACTGGGGGAGTTGTAGCTACAGTATTTGTCTGTTGTACTTGTGCAATAGCTTGTGGAGTGCTAGATGGAACTTCATGTTTAAACTGAGATAAAGCATCAATAACTGATTGGTTATATATTGCTGTGCCTTCAGCATTTGTATGCAAAGCATCCACTAACAACTTCTTGTTTTGCAGAATCTCACCTTGTGTACCAACTAAAGCAACATTAGAGTTAGCCTTGGCAACATCTTTGTAAATCTGGTCAACTTTAGGATCAAAGTTATTATTGATTACATCGTCAATAGACTTAGCATAGGGAGAACCAGTAAGAACAACATTAACACCTTGGTCGCCAAGAGTCTTAACAATCTGGTTTAGATTGTCTTTAACAACACCTTTGTCTACGCCAGTAATAAAGTCAACACCACCTGCTTGCAAGTAAACAGTAGCATTAGGATCAAACTGACCACCACCTGCTAAAAATGTATTTAGTTGTTTAAGAGTGTCAGAAGTAGTAGAGCCAGCAACAGCATAGTTAGCCGTTTGTTGACCAGTAGCCTCAGTTAATTGATTCTGTAATGCAGTATTAGAGCTATTCCAACTAGCACCAGCCATGATGTTGCCACTTAGCAAACCACCTGATTTACCACCTGTAGCATTGGCTACGTCTTCACCAGAGATTCCATACTGAGCCATCTGTGCTTGAGTAGTAGCAGCATCTGGGTTTGTAGCAAGAAAATCACGAATGATTCCGTACAGGGTATCCGCAGAACCACCTGTATTAAGTTGATAGCGCAATGCGTCAGATATAGCCATGATTTTTCCTTATTCGGAGGCAGCTTGCAATGGTGCAAGGTCTTCAGTTGTACAAGTGGTATTCATATTATTACTTAAAGATTAGCGGCATCAAGTCGTGCCTCAAGTTGCTCTATGCGAGTCATTGCTTCTTGAAGAGCTTTGACTGCTTTCATGTAGAGGACAGAGTATTTGACTGCTTTAGTGGTTTCGCCTGTTGCTTGTGGCTCTATTTTTGTCTGCGGACTACCATCTTCATTTAGGACAGGATTGCCTTGGTCATCAAGAACTGGAACTTCAACATCTTCGTAGTCAGGGCGTTCATCAATCAAACCCGCAGAAACAGATTCAATCTCTTGTGCTATGACACCAATTTGCAATGGGCCTGTTGGATTATTTTTTAACCTAAACTTACGAACCCGCAAGCCTTTTATGTCACTCCATTGTGAACCAGCATCTACAATATCTTGTTTTATTTTGAAATCAGAAAGTGCGCCGTATGAGTTGTTAGCGTTTGCTACATTGCCCGAATCTGCAACAGTAAACCTTGTCGCTACGCCTGGGCAACTTCCAACAATAAAATTGTAACTGCCGTTTGTAGTATCTCGACTTGCTTGGAGATTAAAAACTGTTCCTGTTAAAGAAGCATTTGTATTTTTTATAACAAAAGAACTTCCATTAGCACTTTGATTAAATTCATGCCAAGTATCTCCTACGCCTTGATAACTTCCAGTATCACTCGCTTTGAAATACCCGTTACCTGCAATTCTGGCTCGTTCAGTTAAAGTGCCACCATTTGAGTTGTAATTCTTAAAAACAATTTGCCCATAAGTGCTACCCGCACCACCGCTGTTATATTCATTTGTAATGTTTAATGCCGCATTGCCACCATCATAGGCAAATTTAGAAAACGCATCAGTTGTGTTGCCATTTTGAAAACCACTTCCTGAAGTTCTTACTAGCCCTGACGCAGTAATTTCTGTCAAACCAGAGATAGCACCCGCATCAGTCAAAATGCCAGTAGAGTTTTGAATCAACTTACCTGTAGTGCTATCAAACCTCACAATGGCATTGTCAGTAGATGATGCAGGGCCAACAACATCACCAGAACCTCCAGCAGAAGCAGCAATCGTAATTGAACCATTGCCATTAGTAATCGTTACGCCAGTTCCAGCAGTCAATGTCGCCTTGGTCAGCGTGTTGCCTGTGGTGTTACCAATCAACAGTTGACCATCTGTGTAGGATGTTTGTCCTGTTCCACCATTAACTACTGGCAAAGCAGTACCTGAGTAGGTCATTGCCAATGTGCCAGATGTGGTAATGGGTGAACCCGAAATACTAAAGACACTTGGAACTGTAGCAGCAACGCTAGTAACAGTTCCAGAGCCACCTGCTGAAGCTGCAATGGTCTGATTAGGCCATGTGCCAGTAACAGTTACGTTTGTTCCCGCAACAATACTAGGAGTTGCTGTTCCTGTTCCACCATTGGCAACAGGGAGTGTTCCTGTAACACCTGTAGACAAAGGCAAACCTGTCAAGTTGGTAGCAGTACCGCTTGAAGGAGTACCAAGCACACCACCATTGACCAAAGGTGCGCCAGAAGAGCCTACATTGACCGCTAGAGCCGTTGCAACGCCTGTTCCTAGACCTGACACGCCAGTAGAGATTGGAAGCCCTGTAGCGTTGGTTAAAGTTGCGCTAGTAGGTGTTCCAAGGATGGGAGTCACCAAAGTAGGAGAAGTAGCAAATACGTTTGCACCAGTACCAGTTTCATCTGTCAAAGCAGCCAAAAGGTTAGCTGAACTAAATGAACCAAGAGATGTAGCGTTGCCAGTAGAGGTAATAGCACCAGTTAAGTTAGCGTTAGTCGTTACATTACCTGCTGTCAAACCTGAAGCAGTACCCGTGATGTTTGTGCCAACCAAAGCAGATGGAGTGCCTAAAGCGGGAGTAACCAGAGTTGGGCTATTGGCAAATACTAAAGCACCAGAACCAGTTTCATCTGTAACGGCAGAAGCTAGGTTAGCAGATGATGGAGTACCCAAGAATGTCGCTACACCAGTACCAAGACCTGAAACACCTGTGGAGATCGGCAAACCAGTTAGGTTAGTTGCCGTACCAGAGGCGGGAGTCCCCAAGGCGGGAGTAACGAGAGTAGGACTGTTTGACAGAACAACTGCGCCAGTACCAGTAGAAGTAGTTACACCAGTACCACCATTAGCAACAGGCAAAGTGCCAGTAATGTCAGAAGTAGAAAGGCTTACTGCATCCCAAGTAGCATTAGTGCCATCAGTCTGGAGATACTTGTTTGCGTTACCTGTTTGGGTAGGCAAGAGGTTGTTCAAAGCAGCAGTAGCCGTAGAAGCACCTGTACCGCCATCAGCAACCGCTAAGTCTGTGATACCAGTAATTGAACCACCAGTAATTGCGGCAGAAGCATTGTCTGTTTTAGTCGCAACAGCAGTCTGAATATTGTTAAATTCAGTATCAATCTCAGTACCTTTAACAATCTTTAAAGGATTGCCAGGCGATAGATTGTCTTTTGTAGCGAAATTGGTACTTTTTGTATAATTTGACATGGTTTACCTCTTACCCTATTTTGCCATCTTTGGCTTGAATTTCAATCTTTTGCAAAGAAAATGAAACATTGTTGATCGTTGTTTCATAACCAGTTTGGACAATCTTTCCCGCACCAGAAGCATTGGCAGTCAAAGTCTTAATTGGAACGCCACTTGTGTATTCAGCAATGTTGTATTCAGCAATGCCATACTCATAGCTTATTTGTGTAGGAATATAGACATTTTCTGATTGATAAGCACCAGAATAATCAAATCCCCACTTGATTGTTAAGAACTGATTAGACCCACCAATCACAACGGCAGTAACATTCTTCAGAATAGAAATCTGATTAGGATTTCCTAAGTCAGCATTATTCGTGTAATACAAAAAACGATATGTGGACGCGTCATCAAGGTAAGTTCCATACTTACCAATGTACCCATTCTTACCAATATACAAGTCACCATTACGCAAAGAACGCAAAGCAGTAGGAGCAATTGAGTCCCACTTGGTTACACGAGATGATCCATCTTGCAAGGATTGCTTGGTATCAAAACAATAGACTTGGAATGTTGCGGGTAACACAAGCAGATAAAAGGCTTCTTTTTCTGAGTAAACAGACTTCAGATTAGCCAATGTCTCACCTGCTAATGATGAATTTAGGTCAAAACGAACATTCTTAGACAAATCTCTTAGGGGAGCAGACTTCTCTTGAATAGTCCTCATCAATGAACGAACACCTGAGTCTGACAAGAAAATCACATCAGAGCCAACGCTTTGTATGGTATCTCTAGCAATACACCCAATAGAGCCAATTGTGTCGCTCAGAACAAGAGATGCGGGTGTAGAAGCACCAGAGTAAACAAGAATCTGTCGTTTACCAAAGATAAACAAGAAATCATTATGAGCTGCCAAACCCATAACTTCATCTGCACCATTAGGCCATACCCGTGAAACATCTAAAGTTCCAGAAGTACCACCACCCCATACATGACCTGCAATCAGGTCAGAGAAGGTAATAGTCACCTTATCTGTAGATGTATTAGCCACCCACAAACGACCAAAAGCAGAGATGCAGATGTTTGCTTGAGGAACAGTAGCTACATAACCAGACTTCTCTGACACTCTGCGATAAGTAGTTGTACTTACTGCGGGGTCATAAATCAGAGGGTCGTGACCAGTTTGGAAGAAGTAAGCAATGCCATTCAGTGAGGCAGTTTGCCAGTTAGATGCAGTAATGGTAGGAGCAGAACCGCCACCACCATAGGTCAACTCAGTCACCGCATTAGCAGTACCAAGTTTGAATATCTTGTTGTTGCCAGCGAACAGAACTGTAAGAGTCCCGTCAGTCTGAACTAACTCATGGATGACACCAACATCGTTAGCACCTAGATTACCAGAGGAAGGATTAACCCTTGACCAACCTTTTCTAGCACCAATACGACCATACTGATCCAAGATGCAGTTAGTTGCAACCAAAGCAAAGCCAGCCCCTAAATCAAGGGGAGAGTCTTCAGTATTCAGGCCATAAAAGCCTGGTGCTGAGAGACTGTAACTTTGGAGTTGTGCTGCCATTAGACCGCCACAAAGTTGTCTTCAGGATAACGAGTGGACTCCAATGCAATCGCATCAGAGAGCATCCCTCTAAACAAAGCATAAGCCTCATTAGAGTTTGTTCCACCATCTTCACCACGCTCAATCAAAGCACGAGCATAGGCGCTTTGAGTCACCAAGTAATCAAGAACTTTGACAGATGTGCCATCAGCCGACAGATTTGCCTGTGGGATAGTTAGGTCAAACAACAGAGTAAAAGTACCATTAGGAACTGGAAACAGGTCAACCTTTGTGTCGCCATTACCATCTACACCGCTAAAGCAGAACTCTGAAGGAATAGATTGCGAAGGTGCGCCAAGGTTTAGTTTGCGGTTCATGTCCACAAACTCAATATTCCGCAGACCAATCAAACTGGTTGTATTAAGAGCATCATTGACACGGAACTTCTGTCCCGCACCAGTCAAAGCATAAGAACTCGTACCACCAGTAGTCGTTACTGTGATTGTTTGGGCAAGGCAATTCCAGTTGTAAGAGTCCTCAATCTGTCTCTTAGCATCATTGACAAACTTGCCAATCAAAGAAGAATAGGTTGTTTCGCCAACAGTAGAGACTGTGCTTTCACGCAAGCGTATAAGAACATCGTTAACAAGTTCTAAGTAGGTCATGTTCGTTGCGCTCCTTGAACCTCAAATGTTGCAATAAAACTGAAGGTACTACCCGCTTCAGTTGTAATTTGAATCCTGTCACCCTCTTCTAAAACGATGTACGCAACACCATTAAATTCAAGATATTCCTTAGAAGTTAGGGTGTAAGCAGTAAGAATGTCTAAAGTGGTTGCTGTACTTGCGTCATACCATTGGACTGTGATGCTCTTTGTCGATCCACCAGTATTATGGATATACATGACAGTAAACTTGGCGTAATAACCCGTAGGTACTGTGTAAACAGTAGTCAGCGTTGCGGCTGTGGGGTTAACTCCGACAGATACAGGTCTCATTTATTCCTCTTAGAGATCGCTTTAGCCTTCGCTTTAGCGTCTTCCTTGGACGTTGCGCCCCAAGCTCTAAGAGATAATAGGAGTCGTGTAGGCTTCCCATCTTTCATCTCAGCGCCAGGCATATTGCCCATTCGTGCTAAAAAACTAGATCGTCGACCTGAATTACCCGTTTTTAAAGGTGCTTTTAAGTTCAGTCCTTCAGTCCTTTTATAGAACTCCCGACCTTCCTCATTTAATCCACCTCTTGGATTCTGGTATTTTTTTAAGACCATGATGATCTTCCTGTGAAGTGTACACCAGGCTGAGGTGGTAATGCAATAGCTAAATCAAAATCTAAGCCATTTCTTAATCTTTGCATAAGAGTTTCTGGCTTCATATTGACCATTTTAGCAATCTCAGT